CATATTATTTTATTTTTCTTTTTTAAATATTTCTCTGCTCTTTCTGATAAAGGTCTTGGTCTCCAGTCTTTCTTTAGACCAAACGCGGCACACCAAGATTCATAGAACACTTTATCCCATCGCTCTCTTTCATTTTTAGCCCTAATGTACTCCCCAAACTCTTCGTCTGTCATTTCTTTGTCTTCCATGTTATTTAGCCCAGCAAGTCTTACTTGAGTACCATGGTTCGGTACCTTTAGTTGTGTAAAGGTATTCAGCAAACTTTTTATTGTCTTCTTCCTTTGTAAGGTCAAGACCCATCTTTGTTGCTGTTGCCGACCAAATACTATTGATTTGATAAAGACCGATGTCTACGGTGCCGTTAGTGTTAGCGTTAAATATCACTTGGCCGTTTTTTCGGTGATTGCCTCCGCTTTCACATTTAGCAATCCTATCAAGAACAGGAGCATGCATGACTTGCACTTCTTTAATTACTTCACGATCTTTGTAAATGACTTCTGCGTCTGCGGCGCGAATAAATGCAATCGTATACCCAGACCCGATAAGAGCAGTGATAATCATCACACGCTTTGTCTGTACCCATACCCAAGACTTAAATCGTTCCCACTTTGACTTTGCTTTGTATTGATTTTTCCAGTTCATACTTTTTTATTATTTAATAATGCTACTCCTATAGTATAGCAATCGTATGCTATGTGTCAAGTAGGGTAGCTGTGGAAAAGTCGGGACTTGCATATATATACAGAATTGTTATTATTATGGGGTAACCACTTGTTTGTGGATACGGCTGGAGTCGCTGTCAATCAATAGAGAACCTTTTGGTGGCAGTGTCAGAGAGTAAAATCTCTGGTACTCCAGCCAAAGGGTTTTTTGTTTGAACAAAAGAATACCAGTTTAGCTGGCGTAGAGGGGACAGAACTGAGAGCTACGTTAAATTATCAGATCATTTGCGAAGACGGGAATCATCCATGTTCTTCCACACTTTCTATTCTATGAATGGGAGGTTTGGAGGGGCATTGCTCTACAGGAATCAATAGTTAAATTAGATAATAATATAAATGAAGAGAATACCTAAAAGATTTGAACCTAAGTATATAAAGAATAAGTTAAGTATATTTAGTTCATTAAATGAAGAATTAGAAACAAAAAAGATTTTAAAAAATCCGAAATCAGTTTTTACTATGGAAAAGTCTTATATGAAGATATTAGACGTCTTGCCAGAGAAACACCGCAAGAGATTTAAAGATGAACCTTCTAAACTAGATAGCAGAGTTTTGAGACTTGCCCAGCTTGATGCTTTATATACAAGCGGAAAACCATTTACTGTCACAAGGTATAGAGATTACGAAAGACTACTTACATTTTTTGGCAGAATAGTTCCCAGTGATATAAAAGTCTATGAATACGTTGGAAACCCAGACAGAAAAGTAGTTAGAGCCGAGCGAAGGCTTAACTGGTTAAATTTGAAGATAAGTCAGGGTAAAAATCTAAAGTTAAAAGAGGTGAATAGGTATCATAGGATGTGTGAAATATTGGGCGTTGAAATTCCAGAGGATATAATGCAGAAATTTGTGGCAATGCCATCGACGCAGCCTCAAAAGCCAAAGAAGATAAAAAAGTCGAAAGCGAAAAGAGAGAAAGGTAGGACTTATAAAACTTATATTAAAAGCCAAGCGTGGGAGGACAGGAAGAATGCTCTTTTCAGAGAAAGACCAAGAAAATGTGAAATATGCGGAGTGTCTTCGTGGATACAAGTGCATCATCTTAGGTACGATAAAAAACTATATGGATCAGAACCATCAGAAGACTTGGCAATATTGTGCGGATTTCATCACCAAGATTATCATGACAAAAATGGAGTGCAGAAAGATTGTCGCAAAAAGTATGCTCTTTACAAGGAGCATGCAATTAAAAGTTATCCACACATTGATTTGTAATATGTGTAGTATAATTTAGGGAGTAGTGGATTACTGGCGGGCTGGGGTAGGAGTAATTACCTTTAAATAAGCCTCACTCGCCACTAGTCCATTACAAGTTAGTTTATTGAGCACAGTGGACAGGTATTAGGAGACCAATCCTTTTATAGCTACTACTATATCCGACAGGAGTATCTGTACATTGTGCCCAGTTAATTAACTGGTAAATATATATGGAAAAAGAACCACTTATAAATTCAGCACAACACAGATTTAAAGCAACTGTTCAAGAGTTTGTTGATAATGGGTTTACTGAAGAGCAAGCAACCTTCCTTGTAAAGAAGTTGGACGAGTTTATCCCATTGGTTTAGTTCTCCTTAACGGTTAAGTGTATTGTGGGAGCGGCTCGAATACTCAATAAGAGCTCATGTCATATGCGACACGATTTCAAACCTCCCATAATCGCTTAACCATTAGGGCGAATTAGTTCATCCTTATCCCCGAATCATACGTATAGGCGCCGTAAAGTCGGCATGTGTGTACACACAGAAATCTATAGTTAAAGGTTCTGGGATAAGGGCGAATTACATCGCTCAAAATATATGAAATATGTTCAATCATTTATAAAGACTTGGTGGCATTGTTTATTTAAGTCTTTATCAGGGCATCGTATGTGTCATATAGAGTATTTCAGTGGTAAAAAGGAATGGAGATGTTCTTGTGAGTTATAGCTCATTGAGATGGTGGTGTGAGGAGGTATGGGGGCAAATGCCCGAGTGGTCTAAGTAAGGTATTCGGCGAAAGCTCGAAAGATTCTGGTTCAAATCCAGACTCGGGACCCATATAAACAACGAGGCGTTCATGCCACGCCTACAATCGCCCCACCATCCCAGTGAGTTAATTAAATAAATAATATATATGTTCTATATAAGAGATAAGATAATCTGCCTATTTTTAGGTCACAAGTACATTCCGTATAAAAGATTTTTAATGTGCAAAAATTGCCGTAAGGTAATAATCTTTGATACCGAATATATAATTAAAAATGAGACTTGCTCATGTAAGCTTCTAACAGAAAAGTGCAATAAATGTGCTTAACCCCACTTTGACTGCTTTATTTTGTGGTAGAATATAAACCACTCCTCCATGCAGATGATTTATCCCCTTGCGGGGATTTTTAATTTATTACCAAAATTTTGCACGATATAATTTGCGGATTGACCAAAATAGACTTGGAAATGGATACCATGTACCTTTATGGAATACAAGGTGGTTTATTGTTAAATACTTTATGCCGTGCAAAATATGACCTATAATTGTTCTTTCTTTTAAAAACGGTTTGTTGTTTAATTTCATTGTTTTACTTTATCTTTACTTATAATAAATTTATTTCTATGTTTAGTGCCGACGCAGTGGTAGAAAGGTTTATTTCTCATTAAGACTAATTTTCGGCCGCAGTAAGGACATCTACATTGTTTAGTTGCTATTCTCATGTCAGGCTCAAATAGTGTAATAGAGTGTACAAACTCAAACTGTGCCAACTTATTATCCAACAGACTACTTATATTTTTTAGTTCCATAGTGTATTAGTGTATACTTGCACAAAGTGTAACTTCTTTACTAAATATTCTGCTTGCTCTTTTGATATATAAATAACTGCGCGGCCGTAATCATCTCCTAACTTGTATCCAGTTCTTTTCAATCGTGGATTCAAACTGTACCGATATTCGTTGCTCATATCATCCATTGATTTAACAATAAAATATTCTTGTGGGGTGAATTGAAACGCGACGTAATGTGGTTCTTTATTTTGCCAGCTGTGTATTTTCATTTTCATACAAACATTATACCAATTAAATAAAAATACTTTTCCACAGCTAGGGTTGACTAATACCATACGCTTGGTATACTGTACCCATCACTACCCGTGATTTAATAAAAAAAGTATGAAAAATATATACAAAGCAATCGCAGAGTTTCAACAGGAAGTGCCTGTGATACTTAAAGATACACAAGGCTATGGGTATACATATACCGATTTGCCCGCTATTTTTAAAGTAATAAACCCACTTATGAAAAAGCACGGTTTAGGATTTACACAATGTATTAATGATACAAAGTTAGACACCACTATCTTTCATATAGAAAGTGGCGAAGAAATAAAAAGTTCGACTATTATTCCGCAAGGAGTACAGTTAAAAGGAATGAATGATTTTCAGGTATTAGGAAGTGCAATAACCTACATTAGACGTTACGCTTTGTCTGCAATGCTTGGTCTTGTAACTGACAAAGATACAGACGCAAGTGATGTACAAACAAAGATAGCAAAGAAAGAAAAGTCGGTAGTAGAACGCAACGATGTGCCTTTTACAAGTAATGAAGACTAATATGAGATTATACTTACAAAAAAACGAGAAGAATATTGAAAAGAACAAAGAGAACGGAAATGAAAAGCTACCATACTTTACCCTTAAAAGAATCCCAGAAGAAGGAGAAGAAAATCAAAACTGGATTGAACTTGGGGCATTTTGGAAAGGAGCAAAAGGTTACAGTGGTAAACTTGCAGAAGGTATTGAAATCATTATTAAGAAAAAAGAACTTACCGCCGATGAAAAAGAAAAGTTAGCAGCAATTAAAGCTATCTCAAACGATTAACATGTTAGAAGAAGTAAAATCCAAATTAATAAAGCATCCAGAATACCGAGAACGCCACAAAAAGGCAGAGTTCGTCGCACGCTGGTTACGTCTTAAGTACCCTACTATCCTTGGAAGTATTGAAAGATTAAAGACTATTGAAGACATGGTAGACGAAGTAATCAACGTGGAACGATACTGGAGAAAAGTGTTACAAGAACACCCAGAACTTAGGGGTAAAGATTATCAATCAAAAAAAGCTGTAGAGGAAGAAAAGATGTTGGAACTTGGCTACCACCCTTTTCACCACACAGATATTAAGAAAGGAAAAACATTATGAACACAAGAACTAAAGGGCAACTGCTTGAGAAGTATGTGTGTGAACAAATAAAAGCAAAAGGTATAGACACTCACCCTCGCCCATCATTTAACTCTGGTGCCACAAATACTGAGAAATCAGATATATGGACATCAATGATGATACTTGGACAAAATGCGGGCATAGAATGTAAAAACCAAAACACATTAAAAATACAAGAATGGTGGAGACAAACCAAGAAACTAGAAACTTTAAGCAAAGAACCAATGCTCGTATTCCACATAAAAAATGAACCTCTAGAAGAAACTAAAGTCGTAATGTATTTAGATACCGTACTAGAAATGATTAAAAAACTTAAAAGCTATGAATAAAAAAGAACTAAGCAAAGCGATGAGCATTGCGGCAAAGATAGGACACAAGAAAAGCCCCCGAAGTAAAGAACACTACTCAAAGATAGGTAAAGTCGGAGCACAGAAAAGATGGGGCAAAGAATCAGTCAATTACTTATCCCCAGATGAACTTGCAGAATAGCTAACGTATGCTAATATATAGGTATTAGTCATTAAATAAAAAAGTATGGAAGAAATTAAAAAAGCAATCAATGATGTAGTAGATTCATTAGCTATGAATGAAACAAAAGAAGAAGAGTTAGAAGCATACGAAGTTCCTGCATATCAAAGTGGTGATGATGTAGTAGACACAGAAGTGGTCGAACCTAAAGAAGAAGAGGCAGACTTTACTAGCGCAATAGAAGAATAAATATATGAACGAAAAACAAAAAAGATGGTTAGTAGAATATCGTCACAATAATGAATTTATTGTACCTATTGAAGATTGGGAACCTGCAACTGCAATCCACTCAAGCCAGATAGAATACATTTACAAAAAGCTCAAAGAGCTAGAATAATAATCATAAAAATATATGGAAAATACAGATTATATATTTAATTTTTTATTAACAGTATTCATGGTTATAATAATAGTAATCAGTATAGGTTCAATTATATTTGACGAAAAGAAATACGGTAATGTTGCTCCATGTGATAGACCTGCTGGCCACGGCATTTCATTAAAAGAAAAAGAACTGTGTATATTACAAGACATATCATTCTCACTAAAGAAATAAACATATGGAAATAACAGGATTAAACGCAGAAGAGACATACTTAGCAGAAAAGCAGTTAAATGAAGAGCTACTATTCGGTGGATTTAAGATAGAGACACCTACACTTGATGACTATGCTCGACGTAATGGTTTAGACGCTAAATAAAATAAAATGACTAGAGAAACACCACTATTTTTTCTATCGACAGGCTTTGCATTAGGAATGACATTTTGTTTTATTATTAGTCTTGCAATCGGCAATCAAAGTAAAGAAAACTATGTATGTATTTTAAAAGAACAAAAAGGGTGGGTATATACAAACAACGCAGAGGATTGCGGTGCAATTAAGAATGTGCTTAATAATATAGAAAATATATGAATAAAGAAACAATAGGGATGGTATTGCTAATACTCTCGTACCCCGTAGTATTTTTAAGCGGTATTATTTCAAATGAATTTAATTCAAAGAAAGAATCCCCAGCCCCTTTCACCCAAGAAGCATTAGAGACATATCCTGCTGAAACCACAGGCAAAGCAGAAGTTAGAGGAGCTACAACTTATTTGAAAATAGATATGCCTATGGGTGCAGAAAAGATTAGTATTGCTCCAATTAAGGACGGCATATGCACCCTAACTTTTAAGGGTTCTATCGCAGAATATCAGTGTGAAAGATTTATAGATTTAAAGAAATAAAATGAATGACTTTACTATAGATAGCGCGGAAAGATTAAGAGAAGAACTAGAATGGCAGCGTAAAATACAGCGCGCCGTAGAGATAGAGGAATTAAAAGAAGAAATCTACGTCCCAAGTATCGTACCTATCCCGTATACCCCTCCTAGAACGCTTTGGAAGGCCTCAGAAACGTCGAAACGGGCCTTTGCTATACATTGTATTAAATCGATAATGCCATGACCATAATTCAAACTATAGGAGCAGTGTTAGTTGCGTTAGCAATATATGATTTATTTAAAATTCACATAAAGTAAACGAATAAAGCCCTTTACGGGGCTTTTATCGTTCAGCTATCCGTTTCAGTAACGAATATGGGGATAGCGTATATATAATACACTAAAGCCCCTTGGAGAGGGGCAGTAGCGCGGAAAAATGTAAAGGAAAGTATAAAAACCTTTACCAGAGCAGTATAGCATACAAAAAGGAGCTAAACAGCTTTATATCTTGCACCTATTATATCTTTCATACAGATGGTGCCTATTATGCTCAGCTCTAGACATAATTTGTAAATTCTCTATTCTGTTGTCTAACTTATTATCATTTATATGATGAACTATCTCTCTGATAGATAGCTTTCTACCTATATGTCTCTCCATTATGACCCTGTGCAGTTTTTCTCCACTAGAGACACAATAATATCCATCAGAAGATATATAAATCCCTTTTGGCAAGTTTGGGTCATTTCTTGTACATCTCATAGAACAGTATTTTCTATTTTTCTTTATATCTGAAGGTCTTGCATAAAAATATTTACTGCACTTATTGCATTTTATTTGATAGCCGTTTTTTTTCTTTAAACCATTAAGTTTCGACTTACACTTCATTGAGCACGTCTTAGTTAAATTCGATGGCGGACAATAATTTTGAAAATTTCTTTTGCAAAATAGGCATATTAGGTCTCTTAGCTTACAAGATTTCGGTGTTTTCTTTTTCATGTAAATAGTATATCATAGTCACGATAAGGAAACAAAAAAAAGGGGCGTTACCCCTTAGTTTTCTTTTTCTCGACAGGTCTTACCTGAGGAGCGTGTTGTATTGAGCAATAGGGCTTACCCCTCATAATAATATATGTTGGGTACTTCCCTTTGCAGTTAGTACATTGTACGAGACTTTTCATAAGTCATGCTGGACACCTGTATCCCGTGTAATCTTGCGAGCTTTGTCCCTAAGCTCCTTCAGTCGTAAACGGCGCTCTCGGTTCATAATCAGGAGCGGTTTTGAAGCGTGAGAAATCCTGTTCACGGTGTTTAGTCCTACAGCCTTGTGAACAAAAGCGATGAGGGCCGTCAATGATTGCTCCCGTCTCCTTGGGTTTGGCAAACCACTTGGTGGGAACATGAATTTTGCATTGATAACAAGGAATGTGTTCCATAACTAGTCCATGAATGGGTTTTCTTCTGCGTTGAAGAGCGCAATGCACTCGAAGTGGAGAATCCTGCAGACACGGCCGCAGAACTGTTCGGCTGGGTCGTTAAAAACGCCCATGAGGGGATGATGGCAATAAAGGCATTTCATACAGCAAAGCGTGCAAAAGTGCACGAAAGAATAATAAAGATTACGAAGAACATACATTGTAATTGTAATACAAAACGCCAAGCAAATCACTGGGGATAAACTCCGTCGAAACCGAGTTGTCTCTGTAATTTACCTAGCGTGTCGTATTTCTATTATAACTAATTTATTTCAAAAAAGGAACCTTTGAAAGGTACTTGTCGTATACAATCACGAAGATGTTATAGATTGCTCCGTATGCACCAAGTGTTGCACCTCCAAGAATACCAATAGTAGTCCCTATAGTTGCAATAGAAGCGGCAAGTTGTGATAGGTTATCTCCTAGCCCAAGGAGGTTAAGGATTGAACCCACCACAGGCAAGCCGATAAAAGTAGCTATCGCTCCGCAAGCAGTTGAAACCGCAAGAAAGAAACCTTGCCACTTACGTCCAAGAACTTCTGGGTTAGCTGATGAAGAAAACGAACCAAATCTTTTATTCATAATTTTATATTAGTTATTAAATTGGCAACTTGCTAGGGGGCTGGGCAATAAAGAGACAGCCCTAGCGGTTTGGAAAATAAGTCGTTGAGAATATTAAATAAAGTATTGTTATTTTACACTCGATGTTTGTTTAAAGAACAGCCCAGCAAGTTGCCAACTACCTTATAATTGTAACACACTATCTGCGCAATAAAAGTGCTTTCAGCTTTTCTGTCAAGATGCGTATCTGGTGTTTTAATTGTTCAATTACTACAGGGTCTTCATTTACTAAATCAGAAGCCCATGTATTAGAAAGTCTTCGGCCGTAACAAGATTTATTCGCAAACGCTCGGTGAGGGTATATTTTATATGGCGTAATCTGTGGGAATTTTTTCATAAGTCTATATAGCTCTCTTTTGAGAGCCTCAGTTTGCTCTTTAGTTGGGAGTGTAGCGTCAAAGTTCCCAGCAAGCCCAATGCCTATCAATTTATCGTTATAAAATCTTGTATGTCCACCTATTTCGTCGTCCTCCCTTGCATAGGTTGTCTTTCCATCTTTCTCTATAAAGATAGTATACGCACAATAATGGCCTAAAGATGATGGACTGCCGTTGTGATATACAAAAGAACCATCTTCTTTTTTTGCAGTTCTATGAAATTCATTTACTATCTCAAATGTATGGTGTGATGTGTCTGCTAATGGGTCAGCATCAGTGCCCCCTGTGTGGTGAACGTCAGCTCCTATAGGTATAAATTTTCTATACATAAATTAGTTTTTTAGGAACACATTTAGAATAAGTTTGCATGTAGCTTTAATAGATTTGATAAACTGTACCCATATATTATCCGTCATTTTTGAGCCTGTTGCAACATGAAACTCCGCGACCTCTCTGTCAATATCAATCAACGCAAACGCCCCGTACTCTTTTACATAGTGGTCGATTACATCTCTGTGAATGTAATGCACACCATTATCCCCAGCTTTTTCACCAGCAGACTGCGCGACGATTAAATAGTTACCATCAAATCCAATAGCGCACATAGCGTGGCCAAAGCCTTCTTCAATAGTGTCAATGTATACTCTGCTTAAATCCCAAGCCCACTCAAGACCAAATATGACAGCTCTCTTTTCACCTCTGTTGTAGAAATACGTCATATACGCTCGTATATCATCAAATGGCTCGTATTTACCTTCTACGCTGACGTAGGTCTTCTTTCTGTAAGGGAAAGCCTCTAAATAAAGTTCTTTTGGCCAATTCTCTATATTCTTTAGAAAGTCTTCGCCTGCGTCATTGAGGCTATATGGCGCTTTTTTCTTTGGGAGGCTGCCAATCTTTACAAGGCTTTTACATACGTCTCGAAGTTCTGAACCCCATGTGTCTAAATTGCCTTCAATCTTTTTGACTGCCGCATATTGCCACTCAAAGGATAACTCTACACCTTCTTGGAGTTCTGAAGCATACGTACCAGCACAAGCACCACACATAGCGCTGTCCTTTTGGTCTTTTATAAATGGCTTACCCAAAAACAGACTTTTTGGTATGTCCTTTAGCTCTGGTAAGTCAATAAGCTGGCCTACTCGTATGTCTTTACTTGGTGTCTTTTTGCGAAGTCCTTTATTCATTAGTGTGCTTTTATATACCCTTCTATTGCCATTAAAGCTCCTACAATAGCTCCTAGTGCGATTACAAAGGCTACAGCTATCTTTCCAGCCCATGTAAGATTAGCTATTGCGGTCACTGTTGGCTCCATTTTTTTTTGAGCCTCCTCTTGTCGAGTAAGACGTTCATCGATCTTATCCATCCTCTCTTTTAAATCATCCTTCAATTCTTCAATCTGTTTTTGTACCTCGTTAAATCTTTTTTGAGTGTCAGAGTGAATAACTCCGTGCGATTCTGCAACGACTTCTTTGACTGCTTGTTTTAATTCTTTTAGCTCTTCTGCTGTCATTGTAGTTCTTTTACAAGTTTATCTAATTCGATCTGTTGCTCGTCAGCTTCTTTAGTGAGCTGTGCAGCATACTCACGTTTACCGTTGATCGAGCCACGAAGAGCATTTATTTCTTCTTCGATAGACTGATCGCTTTTAACTACTTCACGTGTTACTTTTTCAATCTCACCGTTTTTATTTGTTTCAAATGATATTTTAGGTTCCATATTAAGGGCAACTTACTACTTTGCTACTAACTACACCCGCGTTTGTTGTTAATTCAGTACATGTTGTACCGCTCACATCCTCTATCACAAGTCGACCTCCAAGCACCGTACTACCACTTCGGATGAAGACCGTTGTAGTCGCTGCTGCATCGTTTACAGTCAAGTTAGAGTTAGTCGATACAGTTGATGTACCAAATGATGCCTTACCTGACTGCTGTACAGTGAAGTCTGTTTTAGTTGATGAACCGACAACGAATGTTGGCTGACCAACTGACTGGCTAGCAGCGTTTATTGAGAATGTTCCAAATGGAGTAGAGCTTCCAAATCCCGTTTCTCCACTACTCTTTATTGTCATGTAATTTGCATTGCTCGAAGAAGCCACAACAAACACATCTGTAGTAGAGCCAGCTTTACCTTGTATGCTAAATCTTCCAAATGGGGTTGTGCTTCCGATTCCAACGTTTCCGTTTTGCTGAATCATCATCAAGTTTGTGTTTGTGTTTCCATTCCAGAACTGGAACCCTTCTGGCTGACTTGTAGTAGTGTTTCTGAATCGCAATGTTCGAGCAGTACCGTTTGCACTAACTGCAGGGTCGATAAAGTTAACCAGTGTTGCAGTTGAGCTTCCGAAGTTGACTGATCCGTTATCCAAGACAGAGAAGGTAGGCACTCCGTTGCTATCATATAACTGAAGATTAGCGTTGACAGTAGTACCGTTACCTTGGATTGATAACTTTGGCACAGCTGTAGAAGTAGTTCCAATACCAACGCGACCTGTTGTGTCGATGATAAATGGAGAAAGATCCGCGGCCTGATCTTCGACGATGAATGATGGCCCAGCATCTATGTTTCTTATTACGAATTTACCGTTTGGAGTAGATGAACCCACTCCTATGTTTCCATTGAACAATGCTCCGCCTGCAAATGTTGATGTCGCGGTAGTTGATGCTGCGTAAAAGTTATTTCCAGCAATCTGACCAGCAACTGAAAGTAATGCATATGGCGAAGTAGTACCGATACCAAGACTTCCTCCATTTGTGAGTCTCATCTTCTCGTTTGAAGAAAGTAGACCGCCAGTCAACCAACCAATATATGATGTAGCTGAAGTTGAGGCGATTGCGGTGACTCTGTTACCAGTAGCTGCGTAGTCATACAGTGCACTTCCTCCTCCCAAACCAGTATAGTTAGGGTCTACATTTGCACTTCCGTTCATACCAATATCAGCGAAGTGTACAGTGCCTGCATCGTCAGTAGCGTCATTGTTTAATAGTAAGTCTACAGAAGCCGTAGTGCCAGGACTTCGGTTAATGAAAGCTGTACCTGCATACCCGTCAATACTCTTCACGAAGTGTGCTATCTCGTTAGGTCGGGTTGTAAAAGGAGAAGTACTACCGACTACGAGCATACCGTCGATTTGAGACATACCCGATACAGTAAATCTATTCAATGGATCTGGTGTTGAAGAAGCTACTGATACACTGTTTAAGAATTTGTTAAGCGCGCCAGAGAACGTGTTGCTATCTGATAGTAATGTAGAAGACCCAGTACCTGTTACGGTAAGCGCGCCTCCAACGACACTCAATCCTGATCCTGTAAGATCGTTTACCGTATCACCGTCGACTTTAAGATATGTAGTTTCTACCTTAGGGAAGGTGCTTGTTGCTGTTGTTGAGGTAGCTGTGAAAGTCTCTCCTACAACAGGGCCTGTAACTGACAATTTAGCGTATGGTGAAGTTGTCCCTATACCGAAGTTTAGAGTGGTAGCGTCTATTGTGACCAACGCTTTTGAAGACAGTGTGTTGCCTGGAGGTACGATTACTAGTTTGTTATCTCCTGCTGACCACTGAGAACCTGTAGGGCTTATTCTCCATGCGTTGAATGTTGCATTGTCATTGTTTGAGAGTGTTAGCGCGTAAGTATCTAGGTCTCCAGTTGATACTAGTTGATCGATTGATATAGGGCTTGTAGAACCGACAATCACGTTTCTTGAGAAGAGGTTTGATGAAGACGCAGTTGATGAGAATAGATTTGTAGTTGTCGCGTTGGTTGTTGTTGATCGTGTGGTGATGGTATCAGTAAGTCCAGTGAGGGTAGTTAGGTTTGGCAGAGTTGTAGTAGCTGATAGGTTAACAGCAAAGTTCCAATTTGCCGAAGTTGTTGCCCAAAGGCTAGAAGTGTCCAAAGTAAGCGCTCCGCCTACGTTTATAATACCTGTACCAGTAAAGTCGTTAATTGTGTCAGTTCCTAGCTTTATAAAACTATGCTCAACCTTAGGCAAAGTAGATGTTGCTGTAGTACTTGTAGCGGTTACATAGTTTACTGTAGGAGAAGTAGAAGAGTTTAGGTTGTTTGTACCCCCATCAGTATAGACCCAGCCTTGTGTAAGGTTGGTAAGGGCTACTCCGCCAGAGAACTTGTTGTTTCCAGACCAGTTACCATTGTCACTATATAGTGTTGAAGAAGCAGAACCGCTTGATGTGACTGTCAGTGCTCCACCCACAACGCTTAGTCCAGAACCTGTAAAGTCTGTAATCAAGTCATTGTTCATGTAGAATACAGTGTTTTCGATTCGTGGAATTGACGAAGTAGCTGTTGAGGATGTGGCAGTGAATGCACTTGCGGTAACTCTGCTTGCAACTGTTGTGCTTCCTTCAACTGATAGCTTCTCTGAAGGAGAACTCTTACCGATAACTACCCCTGTGCTGTTTAGAGTAAATGTGCTTTCTTGGTAAGTAGAGTTTGTTGAAGTTGAGTTGTAGAATCGATACTCAGTTGGACCGTAACATCCAACAGATATACCTCCAAATAGAAGAAGGTTAGAAGCTGCTCGGCTGTCGTTAGAGAATCCGCAGTTTGGTACTCCAGAAGCTGTGTTGTACCCCCAGAATCTTAATCGGGTTAACTTGTCTGCAGAATCAGTAAGGTCAGAACCGTATACAAATGAACCTCCATTAGATGTAAATGTAGGTATACCTGCGAACACACTCTCCGTATAGTTTACGGTTCCTCGTGACATTTGATACGCGGTAGTACCGTCTTCTTTCTGTATTGTAATTGATCGGAATGGGTTTGTTGTTGTACCTACTGCTATTCCGTTGTTTACAAATGCGTTAGTTGTTGAAGAGACTGTAGATGATATGTTGGTTATAAATGCGTTAGTTGAAGTTGCATTTGTTGTTGTCGCCCGAGTAGTTATATTATCTGTGCTTGTAAGAAGAGGCAAACTAGAGAATACAGTAGTCGAGGTTGCAACGACTCGATTCATCGTTGTCGAACCGTAGACAAGAGCGTCTCCACTCACTGTTAATTTAAATCCAGGTTGTGGAGCATTTGGCCCAAATATTGCATCTCCTGTTGGGTTTATCTGGAACGCCTGAACTCCTGTCGGTGTGCTTGAACCTGCTCCGTTAGAGTTAAAGACATAGAAGAACTCATTAGCTTTACACACTGACGAACCTCCTCCAATAATTGTTGAGTTTGATCCTGCAGTAGAAGTTTGTCTAAGGAGACAAACTTGTCCGTCCGCAGTGTTTTGATGAGTTGTTAATAACTGTGAAGCCTTACTGTTTCCTCCTACTGTGTTATCCCCAAGTACAAGGAATCCACCGTTTGTGATGATCGTAGGTAATGCGTTTGTAAAGTTCATATCTATACGCCCCGATGCTGTCCCTCTTGCCGCTATCAAGAAACTGGACCCGTCATCCTTTTGGATGATAATCGACTTGGCTGGTTGTGAAGAAGTACCGATAGAAATACCTTGCGCAGTATATATTTGTGTAGTCGAAGCTGTAGTCGCAAATAAGTTAGTCGAGGTAGCGTTAGTAGTTGTGCCATTATCTATGGTAGCTCCTCCAGTCACTTGTAGCTTTGAAAGTGAGCTAGTTGATGTGCTACCAATAATGACTTGGTCAGTTGAGGTAGCTGGGTATATTCCTGAATTGTTTATTCGTGTCCAGTTTGATGAACCTCCAGAGCCTGAACCACAAGCTGATCCAGTTGATATAAGTTGCCCACTTGAGAAAGTAGCACAACCGTCTGATGTCCCGATGAGCCAGAATTTAAGAGCAGTGAGGTTTGTAGTGGTTGCATTTGTGACCGTGAGCAGGTTTAGTAGTTCATTAAACTTAAATAGAGGAGAAGAACTAATACGCTGTGTGGTGCTACCGTACAATATCTGCTGTGTAGGCAGTGTTGTAGTACCTGTACCTCCTGTTGGCACAGTTGCTTGAGCAGTCACGGTTCCTGCTAGTGATAGTGCTATTAAGATGGTTAGTATTTTTTTCATATTAGTTTTGTTGTTTTTTACTAGTATCCTCACAACTCATAAATGTCTGAGTTGAAGGGAGTGGGTACGGCACGATTATATCGTATGTCGTAGTACTTACTGCCCTTGTTCCTATCGTAGAGGTAGCAACTATAGACGTTATAGGATTTACCTTTATAGAACCTAATCCCAAGGCTGTTGATGATGTTAGGCCTGTCAATGCACCTACCGTTACAGTGGTCGTTGTGGCACCAGCTCCTATTGTTGGTTGCTGACAGTAATTAGTTTTAATACCAAGGTTATCTCTTATAAGGTATGAAGAGTTTGAGTTTTGGAATGCAGTAGCCCCGTTTATTGGAATATCTATCTGTGAGAAGTCGTTTCCTATCATTATAAGTTTCTCAGAGCAATTCACACATGACTGTTGGTTTAATCCTCGTGAGTTCACGGCTCCCGTAAGCTCATATAATTTGTTGTTTATAATTGATAGTGATGATGTAGTCGCGGCTGAGTTCCATGCAAATGCAGGTGCTCCACCAGTTAGGTCGTTAAACTTTGAGTTAGTAACAGACCAATTATTAAGTGTTCCGCTTCTAAAGTAGAAGACTCCTTCTCCTGGGTTTGCAGCACCGTCAAATGATTGGAACAAGCTGTCATGCCAATTCCAATTGTCGGCTTCACAATTCCATGTAGTAGGAGATATATAGCCTCCGTAAGTAGTTGTCCCAGTCTGTGTCCATTTAACGTCGTAGTTATTACCGCAATAAATAATCCAAGGTCGGCGATTTTCTGTAGTCGAGGCAAAAGTCATGTCAACATCAATCTTCACTTTGTCTCCTGTTACTACATACATTCCGTATGCCTGAGTTCCATCATGTGTAGCGGTTGTAGTGCCCGCAGTCAATTTTCCTTGGAATGAAATATTGCTAATTACAGTAGGGTCTATGACTACCATGTCTCCTGTTACGTTCGCACCTACCCCTGCACCAAGTCCTGTAAGAGAAAGAGTTGGACCAGATGTACATCCGTCTCCGACACTAAATGTTCCTCCTCCTAAGTTCGCTGGTTTAACTGAAGTTATAACTCCTCCTGTGATAATTACGTCCGCTAAAGGTTGTGAGGTACACCCACCTCCTGTAGTAGCTTGTGAGAGATACGTACCACTTGTGTAGCCTGTGCCGCCTGAGTTTATTGTATAAGAGAATATCTGACCATAATCCATTTCGTCTATAATACCGAGGCAGAAGCTTCGTATTTGACCACACTTTCCTACCGCCCCATTTACGATGACGTTTTTAATCTTACGCACATTTAAGAATCCCGAGTCTATAAAATCATGCCCTGCATAGAATGTTACGCACCTACCTTTAATTGAGTTACATACCAATCCATTTATTGTTACGTTACTGATTCCTTCATCCTCTCCTACTCCACTTGGGCCTGCGATATCACGTCCTAAAGCCACGCAGTCGTCTCCTGATTGGTCGCAAACAAGATTAGTAAACGTCATACTGTCTCCACAAGTTATGTGGAATCCGTCCTGAAGTGTTGTCTCACCACCGACTACACGAAGGTTATTTCCTCTGATAACACGCCCGCAAATATTCGTAGCCAGCTGAAGGCCTCCTGGGGTATGTCTAAATGTAAGGTCTTCCATTTGCATGTTGTATACGTCAAGCATTCTGAATATAGCCTGTGTCAGGGTTTTATTGTTACTTGAGAACGTACATCCTTTAAATGAGATGTTGTCGTTATGTCCGTAGTATGAACCTCCACTTGAGTATCTATTTGTTCTGATTAGAGAGCCGTTTAAACCTCCTGACGCGTCGTTTCGTTTAAGGAATGAGGTATTGTTACAATCCCACACAGTGTCTTCTTGTACTACGAGTTCGTCTGTTGAATATGAAGTCGCTGGGAATTTAAGTGTAGCAATATTACCCGTAGAGGTAGCGTAAGCTGAGGCTCTATTGATGTATGCTTGCAAAACTGTGGTAGCGTCTCCTGAAATAGTAGGGACATAGAAGGTGTAAGGGTCACTCACCATTGCGATAAGCCCAACTCCTAGAGATAGACCGTATATATCGCCTCCTGTGCCTACAGGTTGGCTCGTAGTGATAGTTCCGCCTGAGTATGTCCATGTGATAGCACCTCCAGTTCCTGCCCATGCCTGACCGTTTATAACCACTAAGATAGGCTCTGAAGCTGTGGTAAAGGTAGTGTTGGTGTCGTTTCGAGTACCTGAGATTGGCACTATAGTCGTCATCTGGGGTGTGGTGGTAGCTAGAAGCTCTCCGTTTGCTCCTACGACTACATATTGTCCGACACTTGATGATAGACCTGATACAAATAGTCTAGTAAATGAACCCCATAGTGACGTGATAACTGAAGATGATAGCTGTGGGAGGCTTGAGGTCGCGGTAGTTGAAGTCGCTACAATATAAGTACCCATCAAAGGGTTAGTAGAAGTAGCTGGGCCTGATCCACCTCCTGTAGCAGTCAAAGCTCCGCCGACTACAGTAAGTCCTGATCCAGTAATATCATTGATTGTATCGTTTCCTATTTGGAAATAAGTAGTGTTTATCTTTGGGAATGTTGAAGTCGCTGTGGTGCTTGTAGCGGTGAAGTTTGAAGCCACTACATCGTTTGAAAACAGACCACGTCCTTGAACTCCAAGAGTTGTCCCTGGAGTTGTGGTTCCAATACCGATGTTTCCTGTTGTATAGGTTAAATTCGAGCCTGATAGTGTCCAGTAGTTTATAAGTGATTTAAGACCTGTAAGAGAGTTTACATAGTTACCGAATATTGAAAGTGCGGTGCTGATGTTTATGTTTGGGAATGTTGAAGTAGCGGTAGTAGAAGTAGCCACGAAGTATGTTGCCATTAGGGGGTTAGTTGATGAGCTAATACCCCCACCGCCACCTCCGCCGCCACAACCTGTACATGTACCTGTAACGGTAATGTTTTCAAAGAAGCCGTTTTTACCAAATATATTTAGCCAACGTAGGCTAGAAGTTCCAAGTTCGTATGTGTTAGTCTCTGTTGGCAAAAGTGTCCTTTCATATCTTACCTCTGGTGCAGCAAATGCAACTGCTGGGCTAATTGTTAGTGCTATTAGGATTAGTAATATCTTTTTCATGTTATGCAAAGTATTCAATTATTAGAGTAGCCCCAGAACTAGGTGCCTGTATTTGATCTGATAAAGTCAGTGTCTTATCTTCTACGGTAAAATCAACTGTTGGATCAAGGATGATTGGAAAGTCAGTACCCCACACTTTAATCGTGTCAGTCTTTAGCGGTGCTCTTGATAGATAAAATACTTTTCTACTACCGTTTGTAAGATGTGTAAAACGTTCAACGTAAGGTTGGAATACTCGTCTTACTCCACCATTTGTTCTAGTTGTGATTACAGTTTCTTTTAATGTATTTAGTTCTTTTCTCATCTCTGTTAGGATATCACCAAATTCTTTTTTTAGCATATTCAAATTTGTCTCTGTCTCTACTGATTTTGTGCCAATATTTGACATGCTAAATTCAAACCCATCTGCTCGGCTTTTTAACTTTTCAAAGTCGCTAGTTTTGCTTTTTAATCTATTGTTTATATCAGATTCTAATGCACCTAATCTAGTTGTTATGTCCCTCACAAACGACTCATGCTTTGCATTGGTAGTAGACATGCCGTTTTTTACTTCATCTCTAAAGTTACTCTTGTCTTCGAGCAGATTGCTTATTACCTCTAACTGTTGGGAATGTCTTTCGATAATTTGTTCTTGGTCTTCATCTTTACTTTTTAAGAAATTTAGTGCTGATTTAATTGAAGCCAAAATATCCATGATATCTTCCATGCGAGCATACTGTTGCCCGTCATTAAGTGCTTTGCTTAGAGAACCTATTGTATTTTTTATTTGTTCAATATCGTTTGGCATATATTTTATTATTTCTTACGTCGTGCATATTCTGCTTCCACCTTTTTAACTAATTTATCTATCCTATTAGCAATTGCTCCTAAGCTCTTACCATCTGTTGGCAAACCAAATTTAGTTAATATATCTTGCTCAGTTCCTTCTCTAAATCCTGATGGTATTGGTACAGTTGCACCTTTTCCTGGTTTAGCAAGTGACTGTTCTCTAAAGGCAGCACTAATTTGTTTTAATGCTTCTACGTCGTCTGGTTTTATTTTTAGTGACTTTACACTTAACCCAATCTTGGGATCTTTTATATAATCAAATAGTTCTTTAGATATTTTCTTTCCTGTATTTGTATCAAGAAGTCTATCTCCAGGCGATACAGCACTACCTGTAGGGAATAGTATTTTCATAGCAGGTATCTTGTTAAAGATATTAGCGACTTCTTCACCTGTCTTTTTAGATAGTATTGCTGCTAATCTAGTTTTAAATCCTGGAGTTGATGCGAGCTTCTGTGCAGCCGATGCCCCTAAGCCAGCTAATATAGCAGGGATTGCTTGGCCCCCTGATGCAACCGCTGCTATTACAGCAGAGCCGATACCCGTCATTTGAGGGCTAATGCCAATGAGACTTGAGCGTTCGACTATCTTATCTCTATATTTAGTAGCAATCTCAGCAGAGGTCAAATCAGCATATTTTTCTGTTAGCTGAGAAAACTTTTTAGCTAATTCTGGATTAAGCTCCTTAGCTTTTGTAAGTGTCTGTCCTTTAATGTCTCCGTATATTCTTTTAAGCGTAGAGTTTACAAGTTTGTCGTCTGATGGGTTTCCTGTGAATTGTGTCATGTCTCCTATCTCACCAAGAATGTCTCTAGCTTCCGAAAACGTCAGCTTATTTAGTCTTCTTGTGCCTACAGACTTTATTCCGACATTTCCAGCATCATCAACCATAGGTTCAAGTATGTCTGTTATAGCTTGCTTAATATTAGATAGTCTCGATAAAAGCGCCTTGTTATTTTGAGACGCAGCAGTCTTCATCGCCTCAGTTATTGGAGATAGCGACTCTGTGAGATTTATAGATGGATCATTGCTTAATTGCTTGCCGACGTTTCCTATCTCTCTCCCTATGTCTTGCCTCTTAGAACGTATCTTGTCTACAAGCTCATCAAAATTATTAGCAATAATTTTTTCCTCTGCGACTGCCCTGCCTGGATTTTTTCCGTAAGAGAAGTCTTTGCTCAAAGGTTTAATTAGTGAGTTTATTATTCTTGGGGCTTGTCCTTGGCCAAATCGTACGAGTGCTTTAGCCGTAGCTCCTGCTGCAGGGATTGCTCCTCCAATAGCAGCCCCAGCTCCTGGGGACAAAATGTCAGTACCTTCCTTGTTTTGCTGTAAGTTCTGTGATATATCAAATACTTCTCCAGCCAAAACACCTGCACCTATTTTGCCAACAGCACTAGCACCACGAGATAATCCGATAGCTCTCACACCCGTTGTAATGCCTTTAGCAGCTCTTCCAATAGGCAAGAAGTTAAGCGCAGCCTGTAGTGTAGAGCCAGCAATCTCTTTATTAGTCGGCCCTGGGCCTACCAGCTTTTCTTCTTCTGGGCTTAAATCCCTACCAACTACTAGTTTTTGGACAGTATCTCCCAACTTGCCTTGAGCTATCTTTGTACCTATATAATCTCCTATTTTACCAGCACCAAATAATGTGTCAGTAACTTTTGCTGCAGTTCCAAGAGCGTTCCCTGAACTCTGTTGTGGTATAGCTGTTGCATTTCTAGAATATTTTTGTTTAAAATCATCAACAACCATCTGAATGTTTTGGTCAGACTCTTTGTTAGCAATCATTTGCTTGACTATTTCATCCAGTTTTTGTTTGTCTTGTTCTTGAAGCATATTAATAATTATATTTACTTCTCATTGATTGAATTTCTGGTGTTACGTTCTCTTGACCTCCTCCCTGATATCCTGGAATCTGAGAGAATATAGAGTCTCTTGTATTTGTCATTTCTGTGTACAAATCAATAAATCCACTTACGTCTTTACCGTTTGCTGCATTGACTTCAAGTGTTCTCTTAATTGATTTACCGATTGTATCTACGGTAATACCGAGTACAGCGTTTCTAACATCTTCTGTGCTCTTTAGATTAGGGAGTGTCTTTGAATACTGTGCTATGTCGTTATCTGTAAGCACTCCGACTTCTCCATAAACACCTCTAGCAAGGTTAGGAACAATAGAGTTAAGTTGAGCTTTAATAGTTTGAGCATTGGTATCCCACGGATTTGCTCCTTTAAATGCTCCAACGATAGGGCCAGTTTTGACATTTTGTACTGATGCTTGAAGTGAGCCAATCTGACCTAGTACAGTCAATCCTTTGTCTAGTTTTTGAGCAAATGTGTCAGTTATAGGTTTACCTCCAGCGCTGTTAGCTAATTTGGCAATAAATGGATCACTAGCTTGTTGTGGGGTTAAAGTAGGAGCACCTGCTTTAGCTTTGCTGCCGCCGATGTTAGATATAATCTGACCATTTCTAGTATTTACTAGTACAGTATCTCCATTATCTAGTTTAGTAAGCTGTGTATCTGGACTTGCAACGTATCTTCCTGCAGCTTGAATTGCTGAATTTCTATCAGTCGCAGTGTTTATTCTGCTTATAGCAGAGTCGGTACCTCCATTTTTTAATACTTCAATTATCAAGTCCCCCTTAAACTTTTCAAGATCAGTTTGTTCTTTGTAGTCCCGATCATTCTTTGTCTTTAATTCTTGGTATGATCGTTCATCTTCTTTATCAATAAGTCCAGAGATAGAATCAAATAATTGTTTATTGTATTCGTATTTACGTTTTATTTGTTCTGTTTTAACAGTGACAAGTTCTTTTATATAGTCTTGTGCCAAATCAATTTGACCTTGTATGTTTGCGATACTTGCCTGTAAAGGAAGTGCTCTTACCGCTGCAGCATAGTTAATAGCATTTTGCTGTTGTCCGTATACCGCTTCTGTTACACCTTCTTGTGCTCCAGTTGCTCTTAATTGAAGTAAATCTTGCTGTTGTTTAGCTAATACAGCATTAAGTTCTGCAGTTGGTGCTTGTAATGATTCTCTTAAAGCATTACGCTCTCTCATTGCTTGCTTGACCTGTTTATCTTCATAAACACTAGGTTCAACACCGAGATACTGTTTTAGTAAGTCTGCTCTATCATTTGCCTTAGTTTGAAGTGTATTATCTGGTTGATTTAGGTCTTTAGCTACCTCAAATTGTCCAGTTTTGTCATTATATGTGTATAGTCCTGACATTCCTCCAGCTAAACCCGTAGTATCAATTCTAGGAGCACTTGCATTAGACGATCCAGAAGAAGGTAGCCCATATCCACCTCCACTTAAAGTGCCTGCCGAACCATTTGTACTTGCTGAATTAGCGAGAGAAGCTGTTCTTAAAGGAGCACCTTGTAAAGAACTTGCAGAACTTGCAAACTCTGGAGAAGCTGTTATTTTTGACGAACTAGCTTGAGAAATAGTTCTTGGATCAGCAGATACTGGCACTGGCAAAGATGGTCCATAATCTTTAGAACCTACACCACCACTTGTATTTGACGGTGTAAAGTCAGTTGAAACTGCACCTTGCGAATTAGTAGGTACATAATTGTTATAATATTTTGTCCCACTCGGGCTTACTCCAGTCTGAGTATTTGTTGGTTTAGGTGTTACTGGGTTTGCAGCTTGATAGTTCTGTACTTTTTCTGAACTTTTGCTGTAGTCTAGAGCTTTATTAGCTGCAGCATAGTTATTCGATAGATTACTTGTAAAGGCCGTCTTAACCGCAGAGCCGATTTTCTTTAAAGTATTCTTAATGTTAGATAGTATTGCCATTTTGTTAAAATTATATCACATTATTATCAAGACTGTGTACCAACAACAGTAAAACTTGCAGGTGAAGACACAGTTCCTGCTGTTGTGCAAATGTATAATGTCCCACTTATTTCAATTAAATCTCCAACTTCGCCTACACTTGGCGGAGAAGAATGACTCGGCACTTTAAGGCGACCATTAAAGGCAACATCTTTGTTAAACGATTGACTAGAGCTAAAGTTATTTTTGTAGAAATTTGCACTTACGCTATCTAAATCAGCTCGTAATTTAGTTACCGTGTCGATTAGTTCTTGTAGTTTTAAATTATTTTCAGGCATTATGATTTTATTATTAGTGGTTGAGCTGTAGCAGAGTAACCAGTTATTTCTGCACCGCCAGAGCTTGATATTTTAAACACAATTTCTTTAAATGACGGTAGGGCTACACCAGAAGACTCAATATTTATAAAATCCCTAGATATTCCTCCTGTTGTTGAAAAAGTACCTATTGTTGTAAAACTTGTTTCGTCATCTTTTTTATAAGAAACAGTTACACTAGCTCCTGTGGGCAAAGGTGCTGTAAATACGGTAATATTCTCAAGTTTTTTATAAAAGAAAGGTGCTCCAAAATCATATATTTGTGATTCGTATGATGATGTAAACGTATACACCGCTGAATCATTTGTCTTGTCTACTGAACCGTCTCCTGAGTGTGCAATAAAGAAGAAGTTAGCAGCCGATCCGAAACCTTCTATACCAGTTGTATTGACGTTTTCGTCTTGGATATCAAGACTTAAAGTGAATGGATATTGGCTGTTTTTTCTACCAAATGACCAAATACCTTCGTTGTATGTTGTTCCTGACGAGTTTGTCATTATCTTAGCAGACCAGAATAACCTGTTGTTTTTGACAACTTTAGATAGTGGTATTGTTTTGTTAGTTAAAGCCTGTGTGTATATCTCTTTATAGACTTGTGCAGAACCTCCTGTATACACTTGGACAATCATAGAGCCTTTACCAGCACCTACTGAGTTATTTAAATATCTATCAGTAATACCCACCAAAAGTCCCTCAACTGTCTCAAGTATTCTAAGCTCTCCCTCTCCCCAGTCGATTGTCTCTGTGAACAAATCTGATGAAAGATTCCAAATATATACCTTTGATTGTCCGTTATACACAGATTTTGGTGCAGCGGCGATTGCCATATAGCTACCGTAGTTTGTAAGAGAAGTTATTTTGTATGTATCAGGGACAGTTTTAGCACTATCAGTAACTGTTCCACCAGGAGCAATACGGACTATTACATTATTGTATGCCATATATGCGTTACCATCGGCAGCTATTATCCCATTTGCAACTGAGGTGATAGTCGCACCAACAGTAGCAGTAGCGTTAGTTATAGAAGGAGTGCCTGACAACAAACCCCATTTAAATATAGAGGTTGTGCCTTGAAATCCCCAAAGATAGTCTTTATATTCAAAAAAACACCCATTTTTTACTGCTCCGTTACCTTCTGAACTAGCTGGAGTTGTCCATACTCCTGTAGTTGCGTCTGCTTTTTGTAAAATTTTAGTCAGTCCACCAGCAGTCTGTCCTAGACCGTATAATTTAGATGATTCAGACGCATAAACAAAGTCACGGACCAAATATTGTTTTAAATCAGTAGAACTAACAGATGTCTCTGTATCAGCTTCTAATGAACGATATGGGATTAGCTTGTGCGGTTGAGAGAATATATCAAAATGCTTAGTGATTTGACACTCTGTAGACGATTGCTTGCGAGGGTCATCGCTGATACCTCCGAAGAATGAATTTTTAGTTATAGTTAATGATTTAGACATATTTATCCTTCTACCTCCCAATAAAATTCCGCTGTGCCTGACGGAGCATTTGTCTTTGTCCAAGTAATTGTAAATGTTGTCGATGATGTAGCTGTTATGGTAGCTGTCTGATATGCAGAAGCCGAACCTTGGTATATTCGACAAATAAATGAAGAACTTGCACCTTCTGTAGCACTTGTATCAGGGTCCCAGTATCTTGAATATGCTGCGTATGTTGCGTCTGCTACGACATAGCTACCATGACTAGATGATATAGCTCCTGTACCAGTTAGTTCACTAAATATTCTAATACGTTTTGGGGTTCGACCTAATCCGTGCGATATATCTTGAGTAGTTGTGGCATCGCTTAAAGATTTACTAGATGTACCATTCTTGTATTTTACAAGGACTGTTGATAAGTATGTTAATAACTTAGCAGGAGTTATAAATAACTTTGCACCTGTGCTTCCAGTAGCTGTACCTGCTGTAGTCTCTGCGTCTGTAGCTTCTTCTACAACACCTCTAACCGATTCAGTTGCGTTAGACCCACTTTGAGTATCAACATACGTCTTTATAGCTTTTTGAGAAGGTATTTTACTATCACTATTAGCTGTCAAAGCAGTATCAGTATCTATTGCAGATGTCTCGATTTTGTCAGTATTGAGATTCTGGAAATTAGTATTGATATCAGTTCTTGAGTCTGATATTGCGTCGTTTGCATTAATAATATTTATAGTAGTCATATTTATTACATACAAGAAACAGTCGATGTTGAAAATACTGTGTTACCCGACGTTGATAATGTTACATACATCCCCCTTCCTGCTGGGTCCTTAAGATACCCACAGAATTTACCAGAAGATAATGAGCTAGTTGCTGTTCCAGAGCCAATACCGATGTTACCGAATGGTGTGGTTGAAGATACACCGATAGCACTAAACGATTGTGTTGCTGTCCAGCTATTAGCTGTAGTTGTTGATACTGCGTATGCACTCAGATTTGCAAGCGATGTGTTTACATTTGTTCTAAACGTCTCTAACGTATCACTAGAAGCTGTGCTTGTAACAGTTGTCGCTCCAAATCTAATATTTGAATGATTAAGCGAGATAATCAAAGCAAACATTGATAATACGATTGCTATATTGTTGCTATATTTATTATAAAAATATTTCATGATGGTTTACTTGTATTAGTAACTGGGCTAAATTGTCTGTCAAACTCTACACCTCCTACCTGATCGACACTAAATGAGCCTATTTCGTCAAACGTGTAGCTTCCAAGGCTTCTACGAGACACATTGTCAATGAGGGAGCTTGTATCAAGCCAAGTTCTTGTCTCTGTCGCCCAAGTTGTATTAATAGTGCTCCATAGTTCAGCAGACGATACCCTAGAAGCATTAGTTACAGGGGTAAACTGTCTATCAAAAGACACACCGCCAACTTGTTCAGTACTAAAAGACCCGATTTCATCGAATGTGTAGTCTCCTAGTTTTTTTATTGGTGTGTTGGTTATAACTGACATATATTAAAAGTATGTTTGTATAGGTAGTGTATCTGGTTTGCTGTTTGGCTTAAATAGCATTTCTTCATCTTGATTTCTGTTTGAAAAGTACTCTATGACTCTATTTTCCTCCCGTTGTCGCTCTAATGCAAGACCTTGTAAGTTACTTAGTCCCAGTGTAAGTGCAATATCGTATGCACATGCAATGACAAATCCTCTGTCTAGTATGGGTGAAAATCCAGATGAAGCCGTTGTGTCACTTGTGGTCCATGTCGGAGAAGTTCTTTGGAAATAAAACTTTAGACCTGCGGCGACGGTCGCAGTAGGTTTTTTATCAAGTCTAATTATGTTATCAGATATCTTGTCATAACAAGTAGGTGTCCCTGTAGCAACACCAAAGTTTGCAATATCGTATTCTGGGTCGTTTCTATCAACTGGATATAGTGGTTCGTATCTTCCATTGGTGAGTATAGATACCCCTGTAAGAGTAATTATTGTATTACCTTGTTCGTCTGTTAGGAATGAGTAGTCTGATTGGTTTATGACTAACGGCGTAGTACCCTCTGGGAGCTTTGTGTGTTGTGTGTTATCCCATTGGAAACGAACATCAGCTCCTATAGCATAGCCAGTTAAAAAGTCTCTCCAGTGATTAGCCGTGTTTACAATCTTTATTAGCGGCCATTGTGTAGCGTCTACACCTGCTAGACTTCGTGCCTGCTGTGCTATCCCTGTATTTCCTGCTGTGTCGTTTATTCCTATACTCATAGTTCTTGTATTAATGGTTCATTAGCTAATTTCTTGTATTCATACTCCCCAATATGCCCGATTTCTAGTTCTGGGTCACACCATACCTTCATGCCTGCTTTTCTTACCTGATCGCAAAAGTATCCGTCCTCTCCATTTACAATCATACCATTATCATCAGTAGTAAATAAGAAATATGGCTTTTGTAATTTATCAAAAACCTTCATGTCGATGAGCATTATTCCAGCTCCTACAAAATATGCTTCAAATAGAGTTGGAGGTATACGCATTTCCCATGCAGTGTGCTTGTCTGGGTGCATATATCCGCCATTTTTATCCATTAAGCCTACTGTAGATGAAAGCGGCAAACAACGAGAATAAGAATTGACACCCACAACATCTACTTTATGTTCTAAAAGAGATTCAAGTGTATATTCTGGGAATACCATGTCATCGTCTACAAACAAAAGATAGTCAGAGCCTTGTTTTATTGCTTGAACTACACAGTAATTTCTATTTTCTCCTACTGTGTATCCACGATTTGCAACAAGAATATGAAAGTCAATTTCTTTAGAGTACGCTACCATTTCAAGTAAAGACTGTAACGTCTTCGCTTTAACTTCTCGATTTGTACATATTGCTAAGGTTACTTTCATTGTATGGGGCTACTCTGCCCTTTATAACCCCGAATTTGGGGCTATAAGGAAAGATTAGTCTGCTTCTGTAAATTCGTTAAAGATTACGGTTACTAGGTAATCGCTCTCTCTGATGAATATAAGTTCTGCCCAATCTAGTCCATTCAATACTAAGTCTCCTCCTGTTGCTTCTGCAAATTGAAGGTCAACGTTAGCATTAGCCGCTGCGAATGTAATCGAAGAAGCTGCTGTTGTTGACGCATTTCGTACCATCACTCTAGCTACATCTCCTACCTTTGGCACAAGTGCCTGAGTAGATGTAGATGTCAAACTAACTGTAACGTTTACGTTAGGAAGCCAGTCGATGTATGAAGGTGTTTGCTGAAAGTCTTTAAACACAGTAGTAACGTTTGCACCAGTTGAAGTTGTAGCTACTCTTTGTCCAACAGTGATACCACTGTTAAAGAAAGCGTGCTTGTTATAATCTGGTCCAACTACTGCACCTACAGTTGTGTCTATAGTATCCTGTCGAGTTGCCTGTTCAATTTTAGTACTCTGCCACACAAAACCTGATGCTGTTGTGATTGCTACAACAATCACCGCAAACCATACGCCAAAATTGCTGTTTTTATTCATGGTTGATTGTAATAGTTAATTAGTAATCACTAAGCAACGTTTAGGTCAAAGATAATAGAAGTCAATCCTGCTTTTGCGTTGAAACCATAGTCAAGTCGAGCTTCATAGCTTTCTCCTGAAAGTGGTCCATTACTGTCTACTGCGTTTGGATTATGGTAAATCTTACCGTAAGTAGATTTTAGAAGACCAATCTGCTGAATCTTTCGTACACCTGCAAATACGTGATTTGCTGTGTGTGATTCAGATACATAGTGGTACACTCCAAAAGCATATTTACCCTGTCCATCTGCATCCATGATTCCATCTCGGAGTGCCATGTCAGCAAATGTGAATCCCTGAGAAGCCATAGATTCCTCTAGCTTTTCAAAGTCTTCTGGTCGCCATACGATTGCAATACCATTTCGGCGTGCAAGTTTTGATCCTTTAGCTTTGATAATAAGTCGCTTTACTGCTCGTGCGATTGCATCAACGTTAGCTGTTGTAACAGTAAGATGAGTAGTACCGAGACCGATACCTCCAGACCCATCGTCTCCGATGTCTGTCCAAGAAGCGTGCTGAGCAAGGAACAAGTCCTCTACACGTTCGTTGATAATATCTCCCTGTCGTGCTCCGTGTTCTGAAGCGTTTACAAGGTTATTCTGTGCTGCGTCTGCTCGATCCATGAATACAGATACAATGTCTGTTGCAGAGATTGTAAGTGTGTCATTAGTTAGAGCGAAGTCAGCGTGACTATATGCTGTACCACGAGTACCACTTTGAAGTGTGTATTCAGTAGACATATACGGAATGTTCAATGTGCGAGTATCTGAGTAGATAACTTCGCAGATTTCTTTCCAATTTGTTGGACCTGTAAGTCGCTCCTGGAGCGATGTAGCCCATATTTCAGGATATGTTCCTGAGTTAAATGTGTTTGCCATTAATTAAGTATTAATCTATTAATAGCCAAACGTATTTAGTATGATTGTAGTTTTGGTCCGATAACTGATGGTCCAGAGAATAGATTCTTATTCTTTTCTGCGTCAACCAGCTTATTCTTTATAGCTATTCGAGTATTCAAGTCTGCAGGTAGCTCGCCAGTTTCTTGGAACTTAGCAAAAGCTACATCTACATCTGACGCACCTTGCTGACCAGACCTATTCTTACCTTTAGGAATAGCGTCCTTGGTAGCTTGTACATCTCTGAAATCTGATAGACGGCTTTTGAAATAGTTGCTGTCAATGACATCAAGTACTCCTTTGCCAGTCTCAGCCATAATCTCTTTTACAAGAGCAACCTCACCTGCACCCTTAATTCCCTCCGTTCGGAGTAGAGCTAATTGTCCATAGTCTAAATCGTTTGACTTTTGAGGTTTTGACTCAATAGTTGGCTTAGGTTCGGCTTTTTCAGCCTTTACCCATTTACCATCTTTGAAATCAAATCCTTCTGCCTTCTTTGTACGAGCAAATAATTGTTTATTTGTCTCTTTAACTTTGTCTAGTTCTGCACGCAATGTTTCAACGTCACTGTTATCGTCGATAACAACTTCGTCTCCATTACTTTCATCATTTGAAGAGTCGATGTTCTCAATGTTTTCGTTTTCTTGCATATTTTTGTAGGGTATTGCGGACCCAATTATGTAGGATTAAGAGTCCTACGCTCGAATAAAGCGACTGCCTTATCGGCAATCGAGCGATGTCATACATAGTTTAACCTAGTAAGGCACCATTCGATTGCCGTAAAGCGAACACAAGTTTTCAATATACTACTGCTGGCAGCGGTATGTAATTGTCGAAGTCGATACTGTTGCTGCTGTGTAATCTACCAACAATCCTCGCTTAAATTCAGCATCAAATGTGTATGTTCCTGCTACTGGGCTTGATGGGAAAGAAGCGATAATTAGTGATGATGTTGCTACGTTAGCTCGTAGTGTGATGTTTGTTGTTGTTGCGTCGTACACAGTGAAGTCTCCTGTGCCTGCTTTTGTGATGACAACTGATCCTAGAGAACCTGTTGTTGAACTAGCCATACCGACTCTTGCTGGACACACATTTCGTCCTGCTGGCACTTGTGGTGTTGATGTTGCCTGATACTGATTACCTACCTGCACACTTGCTTCTACACTGGTTGCATCTCTAAATACTTGAAATACTATGAATCCAAGTATGAGTAGCGATGCCGTTACGATTTTATTAAATTTAATCATTCTGCTGGATTAGTTACTTCGCTTTTAATTGGCTCTTGTTTCGTTAATTGTGATAATTCTTCAAACCCTGACTCTACTAACTGCACAGCACTGGTCAAAGCACGAAGGTTCTGACCCAAGTCTTGGTCATTGATAACTGCTCTGCCGTCTGTTGCCATCCACGCAAGACGCAATGCAAAGTTTAGGTTTCCCTTATGCTCTTTCCCCTTAGTAGGGACTCCATGCTCATACGCCACAGCTAGAACGTATTTCTTAACTGCATTAAAAAGTACTTGATCTGAGCAAAAAGCTATAATCTTTTCTTTCTCAATTTCTGTTAAAATCTGTTCACTGATATCGTTTGTGCTGTTCATATTTAACTTTGTATATTATTTGTTAATGTTGCTTCTGGACCCGCTGTTTCTGCACTCATACTTGCAATAGGAGCAGGATTGCTTTGTGTATTTATTATACCATATTTTATTGGAGACAAGTTGCTGCCTTCAAGTATTTCATTTAAGAGTGTAGAAAGTTCTTTACTTTGCTGGATTGCTTGGATAGCACCAGGCGTAAATAGTATTCTGAACAAAGAATTAAGTTTACTTACATTCTCTGCAATATTCTTTTGCTTGTTTTTTATAGATATCTCAATATCAAGCGGTAACTTTTCAAACTCATCTTTAATAATCTCCATGAATCTATCCTCTCCGCCGTCTAATACAATCTGCTTTAATGCTTGCTGTAGCTCTGGTACTTGTTCCCGTGTTACATCTTTACCAGACAAAATCATCTTCTTAATCACTTTGTTAGCTTCCTTCTTAGATATACTGTCTGCTACCATTTGTAGCTCGTCCAGCGATATTTTCTCCATCCAGCTGTAGCCTTTATTAATCTCTCTTGAGAAGTATGGGATAACCCAGTCTCGGTATATTTCTTGCCAGAACTCAGCTAGTTTACCTTGGCGGTATTCGTGTATACCTTGTCCTTGTGAAGTAACAATCTCTGTAGTACCCAAAGGTGTACCTGATGTTGGATTTAATCCTAGCTGTGGGTCAGATGCAGAGCCGATAGTTCGTGCAATCTGTTCCCATTTATTAGTAAAGCTATCAAAAGCACCTTTATTAATAGGCTGTAAATCAAGCTTATTTAAAGTGCCATCTGAGCCAAGATCAAGAATTTGCCCGTGCTTAATATTAGCAAAGTTATTCATTGATTTAATCTTGCTATTATTAGTCGTAAGGACAATCTTTGATACAGTCTCTAGCATTTGTGAGATGTGCAAGTCAGAGAAGTTGGTCCATATCTGTGCATGGAATAGTTCTTCAATGCCACCTCGCCCACAAGCTCTACCATATATAGGATCACGCTTTAATGCTTTAAATACTGGGTCTTTAACCTTACCTTTAAATAGGCAAATACCTTTTTTACTGCCATCTGTTGGAGATGTGTAGTAGGTTACTATATGAACTTGTCGTGTGTACTTACCAGTATCTTGCCAATCCTCGCCTAGCTTTTCTGGTCCAAGCCATTTTTCTGGAAATACTCCGTGTAATTCATATACTTCAACATACTTCCCTGGTGTGCTTAATGATTTATCATGTGCGGCTGCCGATTTTATCTCAAATCGAGACATCAATATTGCTTTGTCTACTTCTTGGTCATACCACTTTCCTTTATAGTCATTTAACTCTGAAATATCTAGATAGTGTTTAAGGCAAATAGGACCAGACATAATATCTTTCTGGTCGCAAAATGCTATCTGTTGTAGCTGAATAACCTCTGGGCGTGCTTCATTTACGTTTTTAACAAGAACTAGTCCATAATCAAAGTAGCTTTCAACTGATTCGTCTATTGCGGTGTCAATCTTGTTTTCAACAGCCCACCAATCGTGGAACTTTCGTGCGAAGAAAGACTTGTGATATGCGTCTTTATTATCCACATAGATTTGCACATCTTTTACATCAAAGCCCTCAGAGCGATAGTTGACGTTCGCAATAGGTAAAATGATGTTATTAAATGGTCTTTTGTAGTCTTGATTGCCTTGGTAAAAGCGAGAGTTTTTTAAGGTGAACGACCTATCAATATGCTCGTACATATTCCAGTCAGTCCAATTAGACGCAAGTGGGACTCTTTCTGTCCTGTATTTTGACTCTTGTTCTATGATGTAGTCATAGACGGGCGAAAATTGTTCTGCGACTGCTTCTTTCATTAGAAGTCTTTATTTAACTGTGCTACTAATATGTCAAAAGCTGTAGTTCTGTATCTCATCATCATAAGAATACGTCGTGCGGTTGCAGTAGGAAATACTCTGTGTCGTTCAGCAGTTCCTTTAGTTACTTTTAGAAACATTCTAGTCTTTGCACCAAAAGGATATTCTTTGCTTTCAATAAATTGCTTTAGACAATCGCTAATACTATCTCCTTTACCTATAAATACTTTGTCGTTGACTTTTACTTCAAGTGTGTATTCTTTCTCAGTTTTTAATTCTTCTTCTTTCTTTGGCTTTTTAGTTGTTTTAGATTTTGGCATAGCTTTATTGTATCATGCTTTTATTATTGTCAATAGGACTATTCTGCTGGATTTACTGATTGAGAACTTAGATCGTGATAGTAGTCTGGACCATCGTCATTTAACATCTTTGTTTCTACTAAAGCAGTGTATCGAAGCATGTCAGCAGCGTGCGAAGCCCAATCGTGCAAAGGCTCGTCTTTGTATCTAAGTAGTTTTTCGTCCCAGACCTTCCTATAGTTTCTAAAAGCAGATAACGCTTGTTCGCAGTTAGTCTCATGTATGTAGAGTCTTGGGAACATAAGGCGTACCTTTAAGATTCCATCCATAATAGGAAGCATTGGAACTCTCTGGAAATTTATACCAAGTGTTTTAGCTGTTTGCTGTACGGTTTGCCCTGTGCTTACTTCTCTTTTACCTATATCAAAAGGAGCAAAATGTGTGCCAAATCTGTATTTCTTGTCGATTGTAAGTTGTCTTAGTTTAGCGGCGTAAAAGTCTAATCCGAAGCCTTCATTCTGATAGTAGTCAATCATTCGTATTTCGTTCGATACGCGTTGGTAGAACCCTATTGCCATAGAGTCATCAATACCAATATCCCATACAGTGTGAACTAATAAAGTAGGATCGTGCGGTATTAGTTTAATTCTGCCTTCTCGTTTAGCTTGGTCTATTTCTTTAGTGTAGTATGCCCCCATTATAACTGGGTCTTCCCATGATCCATCTCGCCACGCTTCTCGTAGACCGTCAGGCAAGCCGTCTAGAAATGACTTATATGTCTTGTCTTTAGCTAAATGAGGGTTATCTTGAAGCCTAGAGGGTATAAATATACGTTTAAGTCCTGTAACAGGGTCAACAGTGATAATTGGCTTATCAGGTATCCCTGTGATATTAAAACGCTTTCTAACCCATGAAAATCCAGGACCATCGGGGTTACAGTTAGATATAGTGCAGGGGCGAAGTTCTGGAATTGTAGAACGACATGACGCTTTAAGTTTTAAATAGTTTTCCTCTGTAGGTATCTGTGTAAGCTCCTCTATGAGCATTTTGTGATATTCGTGTCCTTGATATTTAGTGTAGGCTTTTTCGTCTTTTAAGTGACCTGTGCGTATTTTAGAGCCGCTTTTATTAGCAAATTCAGGTGGAGTTCCTACTCGTGTGTATCCTTGTCCTGCGTACCATCGTTCAGCTCGATCGGTCCAGTCTCTTAAGTCGTCGGCATTTCTTCGTATAACCAAAGAGCGACAAAGTGGGTGATCTTTGTCGTAAAGAAGTGCCATTATTCCTGCATCAGTCTTCCCACCTCCACGTGAACCGCCATAAAGTATTTCGTCATATTCACCAGAAGCTACTGCTTCGAGAAAAGCATACTGCGGTCCCTCGTTAGGTTTCCATTCTATCTTTGTCATTTCTTAGAAGGTAAGTATACAACTGATTGTATCTTCTCTCCATCTGATGTCATATCTACATGATCGCCAAATTCTAATCGTTTCTTTCTCTTTAAATAATCCATAGCATTTTGATAGCTCTCAGTTATCTTCTTAACTGCTGTTTGACGGGCTAGTAATATAGGTCTTTCTCGCAAAGCCTTTATTCTGTCGGAAAATTCTTTATCCTCTTTTAAGTGAGCGTAGACAGTATCAACGTGTACTCCTGCGTAATACGCCATTTCTGCAACACTTCCGTCAAGTGCTGCTACTTCTTCTATTTTCCGAATAGCTTCTTCGGTCATTTTAGTTGGTCTACCTACTTTTGCCATGTTTTTTAACTATTGTAGTTAATGTATACACTAGTTCTTCATCAGTGTCGACTTTTACTTCTTTCTCTTGGGAAAGGTCAAAGATGTTTGTTCTGTGACTTAATTGTGGTTTCTTTTTCTTGACGATAGCGAAACCTTTTAATGGTTCTATCATGTAGTTATTGTACCATACTATTTATTTGTCAAGGCTTCTAGGGCAAGTTTAATTACTCCTTCACGGGAGTTAGCGAAAACTATTAGATTACCTTGGCGAGCAACATATATCCCTGGAACCACCAGTTTATATTCATTGTAGTCAGAGAAAAACCAAGAAGTGACTGTACTCTCAGTCTTGTCTACTTTTAAATAGCGCCCCCAATATTCTATACAATCTATTCTCATTTTCGTTCTATAAAAAATAATAAGCACACGCTAATAATTCCACAAACAAAACAGGCTAATATGGCGATGGCCGCGTTTATTGGACTTTCTATAAGTATTTGAATCATCTTTTATTATGAAAGAATAATACTGAGCACACTGCAATACCTGTGAGGGCGATGTATATAACAAGAAACTCGTACCTATATACAACTAGCCACGCGAATAATCCCAAGAATACTATCAGCATGTTATTGAGTGAGTAATAACTTAATTATATTGTAACACCATATAGAGGTCACACACAAAACGATGAGGTCTATAAACGTTATCCGTTTCCCTTTCAAGACATCAGAAGCAACGTGTATGCCGCTGGCGATAAACAATACTTGGATGGTAATAACTATTATCAATAGTATATATTGGTACATGTTTTATTTATTATGTGTACATTCACAGCTTATCCACTTCATATCCACAGCACCTGTGCATTTCTCACAGTCTCCTTTCTCACACTCTGGGCATTTTTGTATATCTGTCATATTTTACTATTATTTGTTTAACTTCTGAGAGGCACTTAGCGCGGGATAATTGATACCCTGCGGTCAATGGATCACTTAAATCATACTGTGCAGGTGATTCTTCTTTCGGCAACGCTTCTAGTATCTTCTGTTTGTAGAGGTTGAGGATGTCGGAGATAAAAGAATTGATTCCATCAATCTCAATACCAGTTGCCACTATCTTTCTATTTCCCTCAACATTGTTATTGACATCGCCAAACTTTGAATCAAACTTCTCTAAAGCTTCCTCCTTAAATGTTTTATTTTTCATTTTTTTTCTCATCGCTAAGTATTATTGATGCGGGTAGCATTGATAGACCCGACCATATCATAATAACTACTAATTTGGGTATAATAATCCATGCTGTCGGGAAAATACCAACGAATACTTTGTAAGTTAATAAACCAAGGATAAATAATATATCCAGTGAAAATACGATATAACCGATTATACCTATTAACACGAACACAAACTCTGTTGCTGTATGTTCATTCATGTTGTTATTTGTCATCTTTCTTGTTTTTATTCCACTCTGCCCGACTTACAGAGTTGTTGATTCTTTTAACCTTCACATTGACTTTTCCAAGCTCTACATCACAATCGTCAAACGCAATATCTACTATCTCGCCCCCTTTAACGATGATACGAGCGGTTAGCCCCAGTTTCTCAGCCCATGTTTTTGCCCAGTCTATACCGCTTCCTGACCAAATAATCATTTCATTGCCCTGATTCTCAAACCACTTAAATAATGCGACCGTATCGTAGTTTGGAGTATCACGACCACCTGTCGCTACACTTGGAACGATCAGTGTATCATCAACATCGAAGCCTATTTTCAGTTTTTTATTTGTCATGTTAGTTACTTGTTTTTCCACTCCTCGTAATCTACGTCATATTTTGGTGCAACTTCGCATGGGCATATGACCTCGCCAATTTTATCTTTACATTTTTTGCATTTGTATGCTTTCTTCTTTATCTTATTGTTGTTTGTCATGGTTATTTATGGATATCTTTCTCCTACATCCTCACGTTTCATTTTCCCGCACTTCCCACATTGGTGATATAAAAAACCGTCCTCTGGATACATGTAGTGATAGCAATGCCAACACCAGAATTTACCCTTGTACAAAGGTTCTAGTTCCTTCTTTTCATCTATACAGTGCTTACAGTTTTTCATTTTAATTGGTGTTTCCATTGTTATTTATTTGAAGTTTGTGTTGATAATATAAGCGCAGCAGTCCATCCAAAAAATCCGACAATACTTGCAAAAGTAAATGCAGAATCTCCACGAGTAACACCGACAACAACAGACACAAAACACAAGACTATATTTGTTACTATAAGAATACTATACATGTTCATACTTTTTAATTATGTAATACACCGTTGACCTTGGCATATTGACTTCTTTGATAATTTTCCTAACACTTTGACCTTTATTCCATAACTGTAACACACGTTTTATTGTTTGTGCTGTGTATAACTCTTTAATCTTTTTATCTTTGCGCGCCGTTATTTCTTGAGAAATGAAGTGATTTGGGTTGTTGTGTAAGAATAACTGTTGCCGCGCTGACTTGTTCATCTATACATTGTAACACGCTGTATAGGTCAATTTTGGGCGTTATAGAGGGTGTTTAAGTAACTCTGGATGCTCGTAAATGTTGCCGATGACTTCCCATTTATAGCCTCCTGCACTTTTTCGTTTCCCGTGAAGTGCAGAGGATATATTATTGCGATTTATTCCTGTTATTTCCATAGCTGTGTGAATGTTAGGGTACTTCGCAACCACCACTCCCGACAAAGATATTTGATGTATAGGCTTACCCCATAAAACCATCTTTTCTTTATCACCTTTAAGGCGATTTTCCTTTGCCGTAATAACCTGCATATTGTCAAAGGTGTAGCCTCTAAGCGGGTCAATTCTATCCACGGAAGGTCGTCCATAAGTTTTGTAGCCACTCCTCTGCCATCTCCCATAGAGTCTATGTATATCGGTTTGTTCAAGCCAAGCTCTAAATTCTGCAATTGTAAATTGCGAATTATTCTTATTGTTTTTTCTGCTTCGCTCTCGTATTTTTGCATATAGATTTGCAGTTAAACCCTTATAGGTCAGACGCCATCGTCTTGTGTTCTCTAGGATTTTCGTATCGGTTGCCAGTGATTTCTTTTCCTTCGATTGATATTTCATTACACATCATTATATCTCCCGTTGAGATATTTTGCAAGATATATTGTCCAATACCCCAAAATACACACCAATCTCCTAGGTAATCTGATTCGTATATCTCTTTACCATTCTTGTCTAACATACCTGTGAATTGTAGTATTACTGCTTTATGCTCGCCGTTAAAATCATCATGGTTATATCCACTAGTCTCGCCTTCTCTTTCGGCTTCTAGTCGAGCATTTCTTAGCCCTTCATTACCTGACCAAAAATCTTTATCTCTGCCGTACCCAGGACGAGTGACAATTAAAGGTTCAAAGTAAATCATCTCTTTATTTTCGACCCAGGCGCGGAATTTTATAGTTCTATT